TCCTCGCTTCTCAGGCGTACCAGGATGGGCTTGCCATCGCCATGCCCGCGCGCCTCGCTGACGGAGCGACGAAAGCCTTCGAACCGACTGGGTTCGCGTCCATCGCCGTTCGCGCCATCGCACGCCCGAATCTCTCGAAGCACCAAGCGCTTCAGCCACGCCGCTTCCGACAGGAACTCGCGATCCGCAACTGCCTTCGCCCGAAGTTTGATCTCCGGCGAGACGTGCGCCTTCAATGTTTCCGTACAAATCACAGGGCCATTTTGGCCCTCAACGTAAGCCGGAGGCTATCCTGCATTTCACACCAATATGCGCAAAAACTCCACACAACCCCCCTCTAACAAAAAAACAACGTCTGGTGGGTTTTCCTGACTTCCAGGACAGGGGCCTCTACTAGCGCGCCCGCCTTTTGACCCCACCCCGCGCCGGTGCTGGCTCGCGACGGTAGTGACACGCGTGAGCTTATACAGTCCTTCCGTAGCGAGACTACTGAATAGACACCGACGGTGACCTTCGCGAGAATCAGACCATGGGTCGCTATGCCTTTCCGGCGTTTAACAGAGCGCATACGCCGCTCTACCTGGTCTTGTGGGACTGCACTGGCATCCGCTAGAGTGTCAGCGCCTGGAGCCCGCAGTAGACCTGTCAAGGGCAATGGCGGCGACTTTAGAACGGCTCGCGAGCGATGGTTGGATAGCCGAGGCCACGCTTGAATATGGCTTCGTGTTTATTCGGCGAGAGGATGAGCGACGGTTGCTGATGCTCTCATCACCGATCCGTACAGTGCGGCGCGGCAATCCTTCTCTCCGTTTCCATCGGGGTAGATCGATTCGAACGCCGTCGACCCCCCTCCTGCGTCTGGCCGCCGTCGGCTTGGTGGTATCCCAGCGCGCGAAACGTCTAAACAATTATGATGGCGCAGAAGCGGTGCGCCGCCCATTAAACCCGCGTCAAGGACTACAACTCCGCCGTCCAATCACTTGCTGCTTCGGGTTAGGCCTGACGGACGCCCGCCAAGACTCCCTCAGTATTTTCTGAACCCACGGAATTCCACCTGAGTGCTTGGACCCTAGTTTCTTAATCACCTGTTTTGCGGTGAATTCTGGGTGGCGCTTCCAAATCGTACTGATGCGGATCCGTGCCGCAGTGTGCCTATCAACCTGCCAGCCCGTCTGTCGCCGGACGGGGCTGCGCTTCGCGGCCACTTCCCGGCAGGTTCGCAAGAAGGCCCAAGCCCGAGCTATGCACATCGGGTGCTGAGGCTTCAGCATCTCCACGACTTGCTGCCCCGTGCAATCGGGGTGCGCCTTCCAAATGGCTGCCACCCGCTGTTGCAACACATTACGAGGAACTCGGATCGACTTCTCTCGCAACTTAAGCCTCACCGCGATGTCGGCAACATTCATTGAGCTCCAACGGCCACCCATCGGTGATGGGATCTGGAGTTCATTGAGTTTCCCGCCGGCCCCGCGAAACGAGATCGGTTTGCCATCCAAACCTGGCCGGCTAAGCGCCCACTCGATGTGGACGCGGTGGGCTTCCGCACGCTCCATGGCCGCTTTGCCTAGCGCCGCGGCGGCACGCACTTGGAGCCGCCGTCGAAAGGCTTTGGACTGCATGATGGGATTGCGCAGGCCCAACTTCCCCCTGTTCTTGGAGCGAGCGAGCGCGGCCTTGATGCGCTCCGAGATCATTTTCCGTTCCTGTTCCGCAAGAGACGCATAGATGTGCAGCGTGAAGTTGTCACAGTCTCGACCGAGTGAGGCGACAACGAAATGCACCTTGTGCTCCATGAGCCCGGTGATGAAGTGCACGTTTCGCGACAGCCGGTCGAGCCTCGAAACGATGAGTGGGGAGCGCGCTACGCGTGCCTTCTTGAGCGCTGTCGCAAGTCCTGGTCGCATCAGGAGCGCGTCCTTTCCCGCGCCGGTCTGTATGTCCTGATGCCACGATTTGACTAAGAACCCTTCTTTCGCGCTGAAGATTTCGATGTCGTGGCGTTGCGCAGCGAGCCCCAATCCGCTCCGTCCCTGTTCGCGAGTGCTGACCCTTAAGTAGCCGATCGCGTCCTTCATCGTGGGGCTCGCCGCGCATTGACTGAGCGAGGTCTACGAAGCGACGTGTGACTGCGCCAGGGATTATAGAATTTTCGTCCGCGCCGCTGGTTTGCTCTTGGCTCGGCATGAGCCTTCCAGCAGTCATTCATGATGTGCTGAACCCACTTGAGCGGCGCGTCCGGCCCGAGCTTAAGTTTCCCAATGACCTGCTTTCCCGTGAGTTCGGGGCGCCGCTTCCACAGTTCGCCAATGCGGATTCGGTTGGCTGTCCTGTGATCGAGATACCAGCCGAGCTGTGTGTGCACAGGACTGCGCCTTGCGGCATCTCGACGACATTCCTTTAGCAATGCATAAGCCCTTCGGTCCCAAAGAGGGTGCGCCGTTCCCATGTTGGCGACAACTTGCTCGCCCGTGAGATTGGGGCGCAGCTTGAATAGGGCACGCACCCGAGCTCGCGCAAAGGTTTCTGGCATACGGGCGAGCGGATGGTCGAGTCCGAGACGACGTGCCATTCTCTGAATGTGATGTCCCCTCCAGGTCCCGCCCAAGGGTGTTTCAATGCTGCGCTCGTTGAGTCGTATGGCGGCGCCGCGAAACGAAATCGGCCTCCCATCTCGACCTGGCTGCTTCAGTGCCCACTCGATGTACACGCGATATGCCTGGGCACGGTCGTTGGCTTCCTGGATCAACGCCGCTCTCCCCAGGGCACTGATTTTTCGCTGCCAGGACTTGGGGCGTAATTGCAGTCCGAACTTTCTACCCTGACTCTTCGCGATAAGTGTCGCGGCCTTCACGCGTTCGGAGATCATTCTGCGTTCTTGTTCCGCAATCGATGCGTAGATGTGCAGTGTGAAATGGTCCACGTCGCGGCCGAACACGGCGACCACGAAGTGCACCTTGTGCTCCATAAGCCCAGCGATGAAGTGTACGTTCCTCGACAGCCGGTCGAGCCGCGAGACAATGAGTGGACAGCGCGCTACGCGCGCTTCCTTGAGGGCCGCAGCAAGGCCTGGTCGCAGCAGGATCGCGTCTTTTCCGGCGCCGCTCTGAGTGTCCTGATGCCAGGATGTGACAGAGAATCCCTCGCGCTTCCCGAAGTGCTCAATGTCGAAACGTTGAGCAGCCAACCCCAATCCGCTTCGACCCTGTTCGCGAGTGCTTACTCTCAAGTATCCGATTGCTGGCTGCATCATGATGCCCTCCTGTAGATGGCGTCACGATATGCCTATCACCCGCTGCCGTCGGATCAATCGCCAAAAAAACGGGAGAGAGCGCCCCGCGACGCCCTCCCCCATTACAACCCTTTCAGGCCGCCAGGACCTCCGAAGCGAGATCCCAAAGCCGCCCGTTAAGCCGCACATCCTCGCGAATGGACGTAATTCGGCGCGTCCTCGTGAGCCGACCGCTAGCCGATCGACGGCTCATGCCACCCCGTAGAAGATTCTCCTGTACCTTGTTCAGGGTGCTCCACAAATCATCCCCGAGATCGTCCGTTCGTCGGCACGTAAGTAGCTGCGCCGCTTGCATCCCGCTCTGCACCGGCTCCGGAAACCGCAGGGCGAGAGCGCGCTCCGCGAAATGGATTTGCTCGTCCTTCGGCATCAGCCGCCGCTCCATTTGCTCTACTTGTTCGGCGAGATTGACGAACCGTTCAGAGACCTCGAGCGCACCCGTGATGACGTCATCGAGGACATTGCCCCGATGGGACACGCAGTACCCCGGAAATGCACCCCGGGAAACGATCAATCCATTCGTGCAGACAACACGAAAGATACCCAAGCGCAGCTGATAGGCTGACGTGCCATCGTGACTGTTGAGGAACACAACCTCCGGCACAGCGTCCTTCAATTGCACCGTCTCGAATCGCCGCCGCAGCCGAACCACGTGCCGGGCATACGCAATACCATGCCGCGCCCGTGTCTGTTGTGCCTCCACAGGGATAAACCCGGCCTGCATCAATCCGGTGAGAACCCGCTCGGTAGG